CAATAATGCAACATTGATATGAGTTCGGACACGTTTTTAAATTTGGTTGGTTGCTCCATATTCGGTGCTTTAGGGGTTACTTGCCTGGTATGCGCTATTGCGTTCTCAGCTTCGCACCAACTTCTATTTACGGCTATGTGCTTCCTGATGTTCTATGTACTTTATACAGATAACCAGTACAATACAGAAAGCGTACAGCACTATTTCAGAAAAATGTTGAGGGCTAAAAGATTACGGAAAAGGAAATGTAGATAATGGGTATTGTACTGGAGATATACGAGCTTAAAAATCTCTGTAAAGATATGGCTGAGCTTGGAGCTGCCAATTACGCAAAAATGGTATTTCCGGCAAAAGATCTCATTTCCCAAAGGGAGGCTTATAAATCATTCGGTGAGGCTCGTGTAAAACGGTGGGTACGCCAGCAACTTGTACACCCTACAAGGAATGGAGCAGAGAAACGCTCCAAAATACTATACTCCAGAGCTGAATTATTAACTATCGAAAAGACAGAGAAAATAGACACTTATATAAACAAATTATGAAAGAAGTATTCTTAAAGAAATTGATCCTAAAGAATTTCAAGAAAATTCAGGATCTAACAGTAGAGTTTACAGATAAAAATACCTTTATCTGTGGTGGAAATGGCACAGGAAAGACAACGCTTCAAGATGCGTTCTTGTGGCTGTTATTTGGGAAGGACAGCACGAATAGGGCTGATACCAACTTTAACATTAAAACGTTGGGAGAAGATGGAAAACCAATCTTACACCTTGTACATAGCGTAACTGGTGTATTGTCTATCAATGGCAGAGATGTTGAACTGCAACGTAACTATGTTGAAAAATGGGGAAGTGGTGTAAACGCTGGTGTCCTTCAAAACCATGCTACAGAGTTTTATTTGAATGGTGTAAAACTCAAAACGAAAAAGGAGTATGATGCGGAAGTAGCAGCGATCTTGCCGGAAGATGTTTTTAGAATGATTACTAACCCGTTATATTTCCCGACCATGAAGGCGCAAGATCAGAAAGCTATGTTGCTTGAAATGGCTGGTAACGTTACGAATGAGGAAGTAGCCAATATCAATCCAAAGTTTCAAGAGCTGATTAGTCTTATTTCAGGCAGAACCTTAGAGCAATTAGCAAAAGAAATAGCCTCTAAGAAATCAGCTATCAAAGATGAGTTAAAGGGTATTCCTGGTAGAATTGATTCGGTACGTGATGCAATGCCTGAAAGTGAGGACTGGGCGGTTTTGGAGAAGGAAATAGCCGACAAAAAAGAGAAAATTAAAGATATTGATAGCCAGTTAGCCGATAAAAGCAAACAGATAGAAGCAGAGTTCAAAGCCAAATCTGAGTTGCAAAAGCAAATCGGGAACAAAAAACTTGCCAAGTCGCAAAGAGAAAATGAGATAAGACAAAATGCCAATAAATCCTACCATGACGTACTGGATAATATTTCAAAGCTGGAATATCAAGTTAAAAGCAAGGATGCTGAAATATCCCGTAAACAAGAGGATCATTCTCGTATCAAAGCTACTATCGAAGCTCTAAATAATGATTTGGAAGTATTGAGAGGTAAGTTCTATGCCATAGATGCGGAAACGTTACAGTACCCGGAAGGAGCTTTTATTTGCCCGACTTGTAAAAGAGAGTTGGAGGTAGAAGATATTCAAGCCAAGCAACAAGAATTACAGGACAACTTTAATCTCAACAAGGCAAACCGACTGAAAGCAGTGCAAAATGAAGGCAAGGAAAAAGCTGCAAAAGTTGAAGAGCTTAAAAAGCAGTGTTCAATTATTCAAGCTGCTATAACTCAGTTGAGTAACGAGAAAGAAATATTGGTGCATAATATCAATGAATGTAAAGGGAATATGCCGGAAGAACAAGATACACAAAAGATCATTCTTTCCGATCCTACCTGGCTTTCTCTCAGTAATGAAATCGTAGATCTTGAAAACCAGTTAAAGGCAGAAGCCAAACCTATAGACACAACAGAGTTGAAAGAAGCTAAGGCTATTCTTTCTGAGGCTATAGATGAGCTGAATAAGAAGCTGGGTAAACGTGATACTATAGAACGTTCCAATAAAGTTATTGAGGATCTGGAGGATAGAAGAGATAAAAACAATGAAGCTCTGGCAGAACAAGAACGTTTGGAGTTTTTGGTACAAGACTTCCAGAAAGAAAAAGACAACAAGTTGATGGAACGTATTAACGGAATGTTCTCTTTGGTTAAGTTCTCGTTTATTAGCGAAAAGTTGAATGGGAATGAGGCTATAACCTGCTTTTGCTCTGTAGATGGTGTGCCGTTTGCCGATGTAAACAATGCTTCAAAAATCAATGCTGGGCTGGATATAATAAACGCTATATGTCGATCTGTAGGTATCACAGCACCCATTTTCATTGATAATCGGGAAAGTGTGAACGATCTTATACCTACCATGTCGCAAGTAATAAACCTCGTGGTTAGCAAAGATAAATCTTTGATGATACGTGTTGCCGGAAATGGAACAATGGAAGAATACAAACAACTTTAAATAATAATTTTATGACACAAGAAAATTCAATTGGTACACAAGTAGTTAGTACCCAATCAACGAAAATGCCAGCACAGGCAAAAAAAATAGATGTGTTGAAAACTATGCTTAACGCTCCTTCTGTAATGGAACAATTTAAAAATGCGCTTTCTAAGAATGCTTCCACATTTGTTGCTTCCATTATTGATCTATACAACTCGGATTCAAATTTACAATTATGCGAGCCGAAAGCGGTTGTAGCGGAATGTCTGAAAGCTGCTGTTTTGAAGTTGCCAATCAATAAGGCTTTGGGGTACGCTTTCATTATCCCCTTCAATAATAGCAAAAAAGTAGATGATTTGGACGAAAAAGGTAAGCCCAAAATAGGCTCAGACGGTAAGCCTATCCAAAAGTATATCAAGGTTATGGAGCCAACGTTTCAACTGGGGTACAAGGGTTATATTCAGCTTGCGGAAAGATCCAACCAATACCGTACCATTAACGCAGATGTCGTTTTTGATGGTGAAGTTCGTAAAGTGAACAAACTTACTGGCGAGATCGCTTTTGACGGAGAAAAGAAGTCTGATAAGATCATAGGTTACTTCTGCTATTTTGAATTGCTTAACGGCTTCTCTAAGACATTGTACATGACTGTTGAACAAATGGCTACCCACGCCAAACGCTACTCCAAAGGGTTAAAGAAGGAAACAACCGTAGAAAGCCTTATGAAACTTGCCGAACTGCCTTTCTCGGCAGACAGTAAAACCGTTGGATGGCTCGGTAATTTTCATGGGATGGCTATCAAAACCGTTATCAGAAATTTACTTAGTAAATACGGCTATCTCTCTATAGAAATGCAACAAGCATTTGAAAATGATGTTGAGGGTGCGGAAGAGCATACAGACGCTATGCCCACAATGGGAACACAACGTTTTGATGTATCAGATGTTAGCTTTGAGGAAGTTTCTACTACCAGTGCCAATACTGCAACGGCTTCCAATGAAAATAAGCCAGGTTTCTAATGGGAATGGAATTAAGAGTTTTGGGCAGCTCGTCCAGTGGTAATTGCTACATACTGGATAACGGCAATGAGGCTTTGATTATCGAGGCTGGAATACGTTTCATAGACGTAAAAAAGGCGTTGGATTTCAATATTCGCAAAGTTGTAGGCTGCTTAATAACTCATCAGCATAACGATCATGCTAAATATGCTAAGGCAATGGTAGATTGTGGCTTTCATGTATTGGCTCTTCCAGAAGTGATAGAAAGCAAGGAATTGAAAGGTTCCAGGGTAAAAGCCATTAAAATAGGATCGGGCTATCTGCTTGGTGGTTTTCGGGTGATCCCCTTCCCTGCTTTCCATGATGTACCTTGTGTTGGCTATTTCATTAAGCACCCGGATTGTGGTAGTATTATGTTTTTAACGGATAGTTGCCAGTCTGGATATACTTTTTCTGGATTGAATCATATACTGATTGAATGTAATTACTCTGATACAAAACTGATAGAAAGCATTAATGCCGGGCGTGTCCTTCCTACACAAAGAAACAGATTAATGGTTTCTCACATGGAGCTGGAAAGTTGCAAACAAGCTCTAAAAGAAAACGATTTGAGCAACGTTGCAAACATAGTTCTTTTACACCTCTCATCTAATAACAGCGATGAGCATTTATTTGTATCTGAGGTGCAAAAAATTACTGGAAAGGCGGTTTATGCTGCTAAACCAGGTTTGAGTATAACCTTAAACAATTTTTAGGTATGATACAAGGATTTTCAGAGCAAACAAAACCTCTAACCGATTATGAGGACAAAGTTATTCTGCCTCTCATAGTACAAGGGCTTCACGGTAAGGTGGGTAAATATAAAGCGATTACAAATAAAGCGATGTGTTCGGCTTTAAAGTCTTATGGGTGTAAAATTGATAGTCCACGAATAAGAAAGATTATCAACCATATTAGACTTTCGGGTATGGTGATTGGGCTGATCGCCACAAGTGAAGGCTACTATATCGCAGAAACACGTAAGGAGCTGGAAGATTACCTGAGAAGCCTTGAAGGTAGAGAAGGAGCTATACACGCAGTTAGAAAGAGTTTAGAAAAACAGCTACAGCTATATGACAAATAAAGTTTTGATAGAAAAGAAGGGTGGGCTATTCAACCTTAGACCGTTATACGACTTGTTTTCTCATTCGGTAGATGGGATTTACCAGGTAATAGTGAAAAAGGTTAGGAAGCCACGTTCCAACGATCAAAACGGCTGGCTATGGGGGTGTATCTATCCAATGCTGTTAGATGGGTTGCTTAATGCCGGATGGGAGTTTACAAGCGTGGAACAAGTACACGAGTTTTTTAAGGCTCAAATGACTAAAGACAAAGTAGTAAACAAACATACGGGTGAGATTATAGAATTTCCCGGATCAACTGCAACAATGGACACGTTAACATTCTCAACATATTGCGAGAAGCTCAGAGAGTATGCTTTGGAATACTTGAATATAGAAATACCTGATCCCGATCCTAACTGGAGGAAAGCCGATGAAGAAAATACCCAATCACTTGGTAAATGAGCTTATCCGGCTTATTCCAGTGCTAATAGAAAATATCCCACACGAAGGTAGAAGTACCAGAGTGGATAATGCGATACGATTAACTAACAAAATTGTCAAACGATTAAAATCTTTAAAAGATGAAAGTAATTGAAATTACTGAGATTGAAGTAAAGGCAGCTTTAGACGTTGCTAAAAGTGAAGAAGTGAAAAACGTGTTGGTAGCCTTGTTCTGCAAAGGTGAAAAGAAACCAACCCCTACCCTTGATGATTACACGACAATCCGAAGTTATGAGGATGCGTGTGCTGCTTTAAAGTGTTCCCCTATTGATGAGAAGGCTTTGCGTTCTGCTGGAGTAAGAAAAGGGATTATTGCCTTAATCAAACTTGAAACAATCAGCCGGGCTTTGTGGGGTAAGAATTACCAGCCTAAACCGGATGCAAGCGGTAGCAGCCGTTTCTATTTCCCCTGGTTTGCTTTGTGGACTGAGAGAGAAATCAAAGAAACAGAAGGGCTTGTGTATATTCCAATTATTGACGCTCTAAACAATCGTGCGGGCTTCGGTTTTGCGCATACGTTTAACGCCCCCTCGATTACGGGTGCGTATGTCGGCTCTCGGCTTTGGCAAGAATCAAGAGAGAAAGCAAAGTATTTCGGGCAGCAATTCATTGAATTGTGGTTTGATTATTTGATGTTTAATGTAAAGAAGGTGCAAGAATGACAACAATATTTTATATACTGATAGCCTTCTGCCTTTTCTTTGAAGTGCTGAATTTGGCAGCTTGCAAAAAAGTTTTCGCTGCTGTGGAAAAGTATAAGGACAAAAACGATCTCACTGAGATAAGCCCGGTTTTCGCTGTTTGGAGAATGTGCAACTGGATCTACCTTATATTGTGCTTCATAGGTTTAATAAGCTCTCAATGGATAGGTTTTCTTGCATTGATTGTTTTAAGCCTTATCCCTAAGAAGTGGTTTACATGGAGAATTATAGATAACATATTAGGAATCGCAATCTTACTGTTTGTTCTCTTGAATAAGTACCACTTTCAAATAGACTTCAATTCATTAATAATCAAACTTATTTTGCAATGAAAGATATAATGTTGGCTGATACTCCAGTGGAGCAAAGAGCGCAAATTTTACGTGATAGCTGCGATGAAGTCGTAGAGAAAAGTTATCTCTCAAAGTTCTCTCAGGAAGAAACTAATGAGCTTCGGGCTAACCTTGTAGAAGTTCAGATACAGATGCAAGAACTGACAGAGAATTTTGATGTAGTTAAAGCTGACTTCAAAGGGAAAATGAAGCCACTGCAAGAACGGATCGGAAAAATGCTTGATGATTTGAGAAAAGGCGGTGAGTACATTAAAGGTGAGTGCTACAAGTTCATAGATCAAGACGAAGGAAGAGTAGGTTACTATACGCCAGACGGTTATTTGCTGGAGCAAAGACCTATGAAGCCGGAAGAAAGGCAGAAAACAATTCAAATGGCAGTGCGCTTGACTGGCACAGATAATTAATTTATTAACATCTTAATTTTTAAAACATTATGGAAGAAAAGAACAAAGGTTTGAACATTAACATCGAACATTACACTGGAGAGAAACCTATTGAAGTAGTTTATAGACTTGGTGACGCAGCGCAAGCACAACAACCGCTTGCAACCAAAGCCCCGGAAAAGATCAGTGTTTCCGGCACTATCTCCACTCCGTATGAATGGCTTTCCAAGCGAATAGATACTGTAGATCAGAAACGTGCAAATGTCGTTGTGAATCGTGAGAAAATGACAATTCAGCTCACTGTAAACGAAGATGATTATTACAATAAAAACACATTCACTGGTACGGTTGAAGTATCTGAAACGTTTGAGAAGTTCGGTATTAATGATGGTGAAAAGGGCTGGATCCCTGCCAAATTAGGACAATTCTTGCGTCTGAATCGTGGTTTGTTTGAAGATAAAGAAAAGTGCATGGTGCTTGTTTCCAATCTCAAAAACTTCAATGCAAAAGCAAAGGCAGAGATTGAGAAACAAAGAGATCCTTCTGGCTCCGTTGCTGATGTTTACCGTTGCCAGGTAGAAAGTAATTTACCGAAGAGCTTTACCGTAAACATGGCTATCTTCAAGGGAACTGCAAAACAGCCCATCGAAATTGAGTTCGATCATTATCTGACAAATGGAGAAGTGTTTTTGCAACTTGTTTCTCCAGGAGCAAATGAAGTGATGGAAAGTTACAGAGATAAGTGTATTGATGAGGTGCTGGATAAGATCAAGGATATTGCCCCCGATATTGCAATTCTGGAAGTGTAACCGTTCAAACATGATTATAGGAAAGCTGGGGATTATCCCGGCTTCCTTAAAAATTTTCTCTATGGCAAGAAAACAAGAAACTCCTATGCCTTTCTATGTTGGCGATTGGTTGAGGTGTCCTGAATTAAGGGTACTTCCACCAGACGTTAGGGGCTTGTGGATGGATATGTTATGCTATATGTGGGAAAGTGTAGAACGTGGTGTTATGGTTATGCCAAACGGACAGCCTTGTACGAAAGAGGATATAGCCCGTATCATAGGTACGGATTGCTCAGGATCTTCTAAATGGGTAGATTCTTTGATAGAAAACAAGGTGTGTGAAGTTCGGGAAGATGGAGCTATTTATAGTAGGCGTATGGTAAAAGACAACCTGATAAGTGAGAAAAGAAGGCTGGCAGGTAAGAAAGGGGGTGAGATCACTAAGGCAAGGGTTTTCATTCCAAAAGCAGAAGCAGAAACGATCCTACAAGAGCAGCCCCAACAACCGCAACAGGAAGTTTTACTGTTTCCGCAAGAAAGCCCACCACCTTTAACGCCAGAGCAGCAAAAAAAGGCTGAGAAGGCAAAAAAATACAAGTATGCTGAGTTCGTAACACTAACAAGGGATGAATACGCTAAGTTATGCGCTGAATATTCTGAGGAAGGAGCCAAACGGATGATTGAAATACTTGATAACTATAAAGGATCAAAAGGGAAAAAGTATAGTTCTGACTATAGAGCCATACTAAACTGGGTAGTAAATAGATATAACGAAGAAATACAAAAATATGGATATAAACATAAAGAATCAGCTTCAAAAGATCCTGGATCGGCAACTGGAAACGACTACAGAAACACGATTTAGAATAGAAGGATATTCTAAGGAAACGGTTCAGGAAATGCTGCTTATGTGCTATCAGCATGAGGTGCGCAAAAGACGTATTCCGTTTCAGGAAGATAAGGAAACACTGGAGAAAATAGAAAAGGCTGCAAAATGGCTTACTGGCGATTATAAAGTAGGATTGCTGCTATATGGAATAGTGGGATCCGGCAAATCTACTTTAGGCAAGGCGATTTGTAACCTTATCGGTATTCTACACAATAGCTCCATATCCAGTGAGCGAAAAGGTGTATTCCGGGTTTCAGCTTTGGATTTGGCAAAAAATGTGGCTAATGATCCTATGTACTTCAATAAGCTCAAAAATCAAGAACTGCTTTTTATTGATGATATAGGAACTGAACCAGCAAGTGTAAAAAGTTGGGGTAACGAGTTCTCGCCAGTGGTAGAACTGCTTTATGCCAGATATGATAGACAGTTATTCACTATCGCAACTTCCAATCTCAAAGATTCCGATTTTGGGGAACGTTACGGTATAAGAATAGCTGATCGGATGGAAGAAATGTTTGAACGTATTTATTACCAAAACAAGAGTTATAGAAAATGAATGAGATAAATTGGAACGAGTTAAAAGACAAAGCCCATTCTAACGCTGTAAAACATGGATTTTGGGAAGGCAAACCAAGCGATAAGCACTTTCTTTGCCTGGTTATTTCGGAGCTTATGGAAGCTGTGAACGCCCATAGAAGAAATAAGTTTGCAAGAGTACCAGCCAACAGAAAAGAAACAATATTCGATGATCGTACTTTCCACCATAAAAACAAGTATTTCAGAGAAAACTTTGAAGAGTATGTGAAAGATACAGTAGAAGATGAATTAGCGGATGCTGCTATTCGATTACTGGATCTTGCTGGAGCAAATAATTTGAATTTAAATAGATTCTGTTTGCAACACGTAGTTACTCCTAAGAAAAGTTTTACAGAAAATATATATGCTATCGTAAAAGATTTGGTGAACTATAAATATTCTCAGGAAGAACAGATTAACTATGCTCTTCACCAGATACGAAGACTATCCGAAATTCTCAAAATTAACTTACTGTGGCATATTGAGCAAAAGATGTATTACAACGAAGGTAGGGAAGATAAACACGGAAAGGAATATTAAAATTTACCAAGTAAACACTATGAATACGAGTTTTGAACGAAGTAAGCAGACAACGGATGAGTGGTACACTCCCAAATGGATAGTGGACGCTTTAGGGAGTTTTGATCTTGATCCATGCGCTCCTGAAAACCGTTTGTGGAACACCGCCAAAAGACATATAACGCCTTCTGAGGATGGTTTAAAAACTGAATGGGGGGGGGTAAGAGTATGGTTAAATCCTCCGTATTCACGTCCTCTTATTGAGCGATTTGTGGAAAAGATGGTAAGGAACAACAACGGTATAGCATTGCTTTTTAATCGCTGTGATAGCAAGATGTTTCAAGATCTCATTTTCCCAAATGCAAGCGCAATAATGTTTGTGAAGGGTAGAATAAAATTCTATCGACCAGATGGTACACAAGGAGATAGCCCAGGGTGCGGTAGCGTTCTTATAGCCTTTGGTGAGGAAAACGCAAAAATACTGGAATATTCTAATATACCTGGTAAATATATAAAACTCAACAATTAAGATGGAAAAGAAAAAAGTAATATTGACCTTATGCAAGTCTTTCCCCGTAACTCATAGCAAAGCTGGCGAGGCTACAGACTTTGAAAAGAAGCTGAAAGACAAAAGTAAGATCCATACAATCCGATACAACGCAAAAAATGTATGGAATGGACGGTATAAAGATATTGTTTCTGGTAAAAAATATCTTTCAATACGTGAATGGACTGGCAGACCGTATAATTCGGAGCAAAAGGAAATAGCCCAATTACCCAAAATCGGACTGCAACACGTAACCATGACATATAGCTCTGAGGATGCTTACCCTGAAATATGGATAGACAACAAGAAAGTTTCAATCCATGAAGTAGCGAAAAATGATGGTCTGAGCGTGGAGGACTTTGTAGAATGGTTTTTCGGGAACAACAAAGAGAATGTTTTTGAAGGTGTAGTTATTCATTTTACAGATTTTCGGTACTGATATGAGTGAACAAGAATTAAAAGAGCAACTTGGTGATGAACTTTGCGAGTTTTGCCCCTGGCGAAAAGGTGAAATAGATCATACGTTCGATTCTCTTTGTGAAGGCTCTTATTGCGATGATGCTTTTGATAACTTTTTAGATGAAAACGAAGGTTATTTCGATGATGAAGAATAATCACTGTAGCGAATGTAAATACTATTGGTGTTATCCTCATACAACCCAAATGTATTGCTACAAGTTAGGTAAACGGATAACAGCCAGAAAGAAAAGCTGTAAACATTATCAACCCAATAGTTAATAAAAATGGAAACTAATGCAACAAAAAGAACTGATATTTTCCAGATAGATCCACGTAACATAGTGGTAATGGATGATTTCAATGCTCGTAGAGATTTCGATTTAGAGGAATTAAAGGAGCAAATCAAGGCTAAAGGAGTTCTTAACCCTATTACCGTACTTCCTTTCAAAGATGAGGACGGTATAGAACGGTACAAGCTGGTGGATGGTGAAAGACGCTATCGGGCTACCATGCTTGCGATTGAAGAGGGTACAAACATTCCTTACATTAAGGCTTTGAAGCTGCCTAAAGACACAAGTACGGAAGAGCTTCTAATCGAGCAGATGATGAGAAATGAGGGAAAGCGTTTTTCTGAATATGAGTGCGGTATCATGTTCAAACGCTTTAAAGAAAAGTTCGGATATACCCAAAATGAGATAGCTGAAAAGTTTAAAAAATCTCCGGCTTTTGTGAGTAAATGTTTATCCCTAATGGATCTCCCTATAGAGATTCAGGAACGTATTATAAACAAACAAATATCGGCTTCTGCTGCTAAGGACATTGTAGCCAATTACGATACGGAAGAGGAACAAGTAAACGCCACGAGAAAAGCCGTAGAATTAGCCGAAAAGCAAGGGAAAAGGACTGTTACCAATAAAGAGATTAACGCTGTACAGAAAGAGGCTAAGGAAGCCAAAGAGATAGCTCAGGCACTCCGTAAGGTGTGGGCTTATCTGGATGGCGGTGTTATGGTAGATGTGGATAAGCTGGCTATCCTTCTGGATAAAACAGAGAGTTTGAGTAATGCAATGAAACAATATAAAAAATTGAGTAAATGAAAGTAGTGTTTTTTGACCTGGAAACTACAGGAACGTTAGTAAACAAACATGGGATCCACCAAATTAGCGGTATGATCGTTATAGACGGTGAAGTAAAAGAAACCTTTGATTTCAAGGTACAGCCTAACCCTAAAGCGGAAATAGTGCAAGAGGCTTTAGATGTGGCTGGTGTAACCAAAGAGCAGATTCTATCTTATCCGGCAATGGGGTATGTGTACGGACAATTTACGGCTATTTTGAACAAATACGTGGATAAGTACAATAAGCAGGATAAGTTTTTCCTTGCTGGTTATAATAATGCTTCATTTGATAACCAGTTTCTCCGTGCATGGTTTTTACAGAATGGAGATAAATATTTCGGATCTTACTTCTGGAGTAATTCTATAGATGTAATGGTTTTGGCAACTCCTTATCTGGCTTCTCAACGCTCACAGATGGAAAATTTCAAGCAAGGAACTGTAGCAAAGGCACTCGGTATAGAAATAGACGAAAGCCGGCTACATGATGCCTTGTATGACATTCAAGTATGCAAATCTATTTACGATATTGTTTCACCATATAAAATGTAATGTTATGGAAAAGATTAATATTCAACTTCCTCAGTATTGGAAAAAGAAGAAACTTAACCCGGAGTTTATAAAAGAACTTGAATCAACTGCAAAAAGCGATCCGTTTACAAAAGATGAGTTCGGGGAATATCGGTTTGGTACATTTCTTCATGGTTGCGCTATTGTCAAAGTTGAAATGACTGATAACCTTCTGAGCGTTGCTATTCACAGCCAACATCCTATAGGTTTGCCAATGATTAAGGAGATTCGCTATAAATACGCTCCGAATAATTGTCTTATGACAATGCTAATGCCTTCAAGGAAACAGCAGATTAGCGATAATACCGTAGTGCTTTATCAGATTCCAGGATCTTTTAGCGATACGACAGATGTTGAATTTGAGGAAGGGAAAGAATGATCTATATAGGGATTGATACAGGTGTACATACCGGGATTGCTATCTGGGATAACCGAAAGCGTTCTTTGGAAATGGTAAAACAAATGCCTATTCATAGGGCTATGGCGGTTGTTCAGTCTTATGCGGATATGCAAAAGACGGGTGTAGGCGATAAAATCATAGTAAGAGTGGAAGATCCACGACAACGCACCTGGTTTGGTACAGAGAGAATGACACGTGAAGAGGAACGGAAGAGGCTACAAGGTGTAGGATCCGTAAAACGTGATGCTACAATTTGGGAAGATTACCTTACCGAACTTGGTGTTGAGTTTGAAATGGTTGCTCCTAAACGGAATATAACAAAGATGAGCCAGGAATATTTCAAGCAGCTTACGGGATGGAAAAAGCAAACCAACGAGCATAGTAGGGATGCTGCCATGTTAGTATTTGGCTTTTAGATGTTTTTTGCTCTTTGTTGGCGTATATATACACCAAAATCTATATCTTTGCATTAATTGATAACATTGATATTATGACTATTACGACAACTATCTTTATAGTAGCAGGTGCTTTAGCGGTATTCATTACCGCTATGCACTTTGCAAATCTTTTCCTACCGTATGATCCGATTACACCAGGTAAATCTATTACCGTATATCTGGATGGTAAGTTTAATAGGGTGGCAACGATCACGAGTATAGAGAACGGTTGTATCTATGTGTATGATAAATTCCCGTTGCCATTGCATTATAGAGGAAAATTTTACGCTGTAGGCAGAATGACGGACGGGCATAAGGTTATGTTTTTAGGGAAGCGGAAACTTTATCTGTTGATGCGCTTTGTGGAGGTTTTCAGAAAGATTGCCCGTATTCCTGAATTTGAAAAGGAGGTTTAACATGGAAGAGATAGAGATTGTTTACCGTAAAATCTCGGATCTAACTCTGTTGGATGATAACCCACGAAAGATAAGCAAGAGAGATTTAGAGTGTTTGGTAGATTCCATTCGCATAAATGGTTTCTGGAAGCACCGCCCTATTGCCTTATCTGAGCGTGAAGGAAAGTTATATGTACTGGCAGGACACCAACGGATAAAGGCTGCAAAGAAGCTGAAAATATCGGAAGTGCCGACAATCTTGTACCACAACCTGACCGAAGAGCAGGAAGCGGATATAGTTCTAAGGGATAACATCAACAATGGTGAATGGGATTTTGAAAAGCTACAGCTTGGAGATTGGAGCAACAAGGCTGATTTCTCTTTTATCGGTTTAGATATTCCAGTAGAGGATAAACAGCCGGAAGATGAGGAAGCAGCCGATGAAGAACAAGAGGACAACGAGAAAGAGGAAGGCTCGGAAGATGATCCGATAGCGGATGAAAAAGAGGATTTTTACAGATCCATGCTTAACGATTGTTTGTATGAGAGCAATAATGAGTTTGACATTCCTAATTTGTTGCTGGAAGAACAAGCCGGAAAACTTCTTTTGCCTTTTGCCCCCTGGGGAGCTGATAGCCGATTAAGGAAAGATGTTGCTACTTACCACTTCTATGTAGATGATTATCGCTTTGAAGCTATTTGGAAAGATCCGATCAAGGTGCTAACCAGTGGTGTAAAAGCGTTGGTAGAGCCGAACCTTTCCGTTTACGATACAACCCCGATAGCTTACGGTTTACAACAGATTTACAAGAAACGTTGGATAAGCCGATACTTTCAAGAGTGCGGTATCAAGGTGTACGCAGATCTGAATGTTTCTGTGAAGTTCAAAGAGTATAATAAACTGGGCTTACCAAAAGGGTATAACGCTTTTTTCACTCGTGGCTATGCTGGTCGGTTGGAATATCTGAAAGGAGAGCTTGAAGTAGCCAAAGAAATATCCGGCTTGCAAACTCCTAACTTGCTTGTGTATGGCGGTGGTGATGAGATCAGAAAGTTTTGCATAGATAACAGCCTGGTTTACGTCCAGGACTTTATTAACGATAAAAGTTCAAAAAAAGATGGCAAAAACAAGCGGAAGTAATGGAGGTTTGCCGAATGGCGATTCAAACTACAAAGGTAAGGTAGGCAAACTGGAACCTTTGGCTTCAATTAAGAACCCGAAGGTGTACAAGACTGTAAAAGAAAGTATCTCACGTTTTCACTCTGTTTTGGGAGTAAGACAGAAAGATATTAAGATCGGACAACTGGAGGCTGGTACGGGTGGAGTGCATATTTCCCAAAATGGAGTATCTAAACAAGTCGTTTTGAATAAATCCGTTTTCAATGGGAAAAACACCACAACCCAAAGCGTTGCTAAATGGGCTGAAAAAGGTTACAAAAGCGGACACTTGACGAAAACCAACAAGCCAGTAGCACATATTGTTACTCACGAGCTGGCGCACGCAACTTGGAACAACCATTTAACAAGCCCCAATGCAAAGGCAGCAAGTAAAAGCATAAACAGCCTTTATAAGAAATGGGGTAATGATAAGTCGAAACAAGGTTATGGTAAATATGCCAAAACCAATGTAAACGAGTTCTGGGCAGAAGTATGTACAAAAGCCGTTCATGGTAAGGCAGATAAGTACACAAAAGCAGCTAAAGATATAATCAAGAAGTATAAATTATAACGTATATTTGCGGAAAACGCAATAAAATATTGAGCTATGGATAAAATAGAATTAACCGATTTGCAAAAGCAGCTTATTCAAAAGCAGCTAAATGAAAAGTACGATCCGTTTATGGCTACGGAAGAAGAACAAGAAGCCTTCAATGACGTAATAGACAAAGCCGAAGCATTATCGGATGAACTGGACGCTGTAGATGATTACATAGACAACTACAACGGTGATATGATAGCCTGGTTTTGGGCAAAGTACCAAGAGCAGGAACAAAAGGAACAATGATAAATTAACCAGGTAAAGAATTAATCAGGTGGGAGTTCCTATCTGATTTTTTCTTTCCTTAATCGGTGTATATGTACGCCAAAAACAACGAATAAACAACGGAATGGCACTCTTTGAGAAAGGCAATAACATAGGGAATAGATTCACAAGCGAAAACCAACCAAAGAAAAATGGTCGGAAGCCCTCAATGTATAAACAGCTCAAAGAGCTTACAGGTAAAAAAGTAGATTATGAGCTGAGCAAAGAGGACTATTATAAAACAATTCGGTTTCTTCTTGAACGCTCCAAAGGAGAGCTAAATAAAATCATGGCTGACGCAAACAGAGAAGATAGCACTACTCCTATTTGGGTGTGCAATATTATCAGTGCAATCTTCACAGATATTCGCTTTGGTCGGACTTCAACGGTTGAAATGATATTCGATAGAATTTTTGGCAAAGCAGCCCAACCGATAGAAGGGGATATAAACGCTAATGTGTCTGGAGGACTGGAGCCGGATCTATCCAAACTTTCAACCGAAGATCTTTTGGTTTATCATGGACTATTAGAAAAGATGAATGGCAAAAAATAAAAACATACAAATACCAATGGCTCTTGCAGTCAAAATAGAGCTGTTTAAACGTGGCTGTTTTGACTTCATTACTGTTAAGGATGGAAAGAAGCACGAAAAGCAGGAAAAGGCTTTGCAGATCCTTACAGACAATGAGCACGCAGAGTTTTTGTATGGTGGTGGTGCTGGTGGTGCTAAGTCGTGGACTGGTGCTGCCTGGCTTCTTTTTATGTGCCTTTGTTATCCAGGTTCCAAATGGTTTATTGGTCGAGCTGAGTTAAAGCGTATTACCCAATCTACCTTAATAACGTTCTATAAGGTTTGTAACCAATACGGAGTAGAAGATACTTTGTATAAATACAATGGGCAGTATAACTATATAGAGTTTTACAACGGATCCCGTATAGATTTGCTGGATTTGATGTATAAGCCTGGAGATCCTTTTTATGAAAGATACGGATCTATAGAATATACTGGCGGTTGGATAGAAGAAGGTGGAGAAGTAAACTTCGGTGCTTATGACACTCTTAAAACTCGTGTAGGTCGCCACTTGAATAATGAGTTAGGGTTAAAACGAAAGTTGTTTATCACGTGTAACCCTAAAAAGAACTGGATGTATGATACCTTTTACACTCCATTCAAGAAAGGTATATTGCCTGAGTATATGTACTATCTGGGTTGTTTGGTACAAGAAAACCCCTTCATAGATCCAGACTACATAGAAGGTTTGAGAACAACCAAAGATAAGGTTAAAAGAGAGCGTTTGCTAAAAGGTAATTGGGAGTATGACGACAACCCCAATGCGCTTTGTTCTCACGATGCGATTACAGCCATTTTTAATAATCTGCTATCAATAACCACTGGGAAGAACTATATAACAGCAGATATAGCCCGATTTGGATCCGATTACGCCCGGATTTGCGTTTGGGATGGTTATACGATCATAGACTTAAAATGCTTTCCACTAAGTAAAACTACGGACATACAGAAATGTATTCAACACTTCCAGAAAAAATACAGAATACCTAAATGGCGGTGTATCGCTGATGAGGACGGTGTAGGCGGTGGCGTGGTGGATAATTGCGACATACAAGGCTTTGTAAATAACAGCCGTGCTTTAAAGGATGAGAACTACCAGAACTTGCAAACACAATGCGGTTACAAGCTTGCAGAACACATAAACGCCTCAGAGATTGGGATCAATGAGGAACTGTTAAGCTCGGCAGACAAAGAGCAAATTATCCTTGAACTGGAGCAGTTGCAAACATGGGATGTGGACGGAGAAGGCAAATTAAAGCTAAAACCGAAAGAGGAAATCAAGCAGGAAATTAGATGTTCTCCAGACTGGCGAGATGTGTTTTTAATGCGCTGTTGGTTTGACTATAACGAGTATGATATACCAGATGATATAGAAGCAAGATTAGGAGTTATTTAAAAATTTGAATTATGGGATTTTTTAATGTTATCAAGAATGAGGTAAAAGCTGCTGTAGGTTATCAACAGAATTTTACAGCTTTGTTGGAGGCTAAGGATATTTCAAGAGCCTTAAACTATATGCAAGATCGCTCCGGCTTTGCTGAAAAAGCCTTGCTGGAGTACAAGGTAGAAAACCATGAGGTTATGAAAAGGCAGGATAAAGCCGTTTATGATAAGAAAGGGAATTTTCTTAGATGGCAAAAGCGTTGGAAAATTCCTATCCCCTATCAGTCTTTCATCAATGAAATTGCGCTTGTTTTCTTATATGGCAGACCCGTAAAATGGACGCAAAGAAGCAAAGGTACTGATTATGCTTTTGAGCAATATATAAAACTGCTGGAGCATTTACGCTTCAACGCCAATGTAAGAGAGGCTAAACGTGTTGCTGGTGCTGAGGGTACTTCCGCTATGCTATTTCATGTGTTCCGAAATAAAGAAGGAAAACCAGATGTATTATTGAATGTGTTATCTAAACAAAACGGTGATGATATTTACCTTATCAAAGATCAGTATAAGCGTATGACTGCTTTTGCTTGGGGGTATTATCTGAATGAATCCGGCAATCGGAGCATCTACCATGTGGATATTTACAAAGATGATACGGTTTACTACTGTAAGCGTGTTAGTGTAGGTTGGGAAGTGAAGGCAATCCCTAATGTGATAGGGAAAATTCCCGTTATCCTCTTTGAACAAGAGTTAGAGCATGAAGGAACACAGCCCATGATACACCGTGTAGAAAGCATGGAATCAACAGATGCAGATGTAAATGATAGATTTGCTAACCCGGCAATGGTAGCAACCGCAGAAGTGCTTAACAGCTTGCCTAAAGCAGAAGAAGAGGCAAAACTATTCATTCTAAAGGAGGGTGGCAAGGTTGAATATCTTACATGGGATCAGGCTTCACAAAGCAAGGCAAATGAATACGAACGGCTGGATAAGCATATTCTTTCAAAATCTTTCACTCCTAACATAGATTTTGACAATATGAAGAGTTTGGGCAATCTGTCTGCTAAAGCTATCAGAAAAGTAATGCTGCTTGCAGTGATTAAGGCTGAGAAACGAAAGGAAACCCACGATAATTACATGAATAGAACGGGTAATTTGCTACGTGCTATTCTTGGTAATGTTTTGGACTACCAACACAAAGCCGAATATGAAGCATTACAGTTAGGGCATGAGTTTCAAGAACCATTCGGTGAAGATGTGAGCGATATTCTTGCTGATATATCAAAGCAGTATAACGATGGAGCGATAAGCCGACAAACTTATGTGGAAATGAGCTACCTTATCAAAGATGCAAAAACGGAAATTGAGCGTTTGAAGCAGGAAGATTTAGAAGCCATAGCTAAACAGCAGGAGTTAAACAGAATAGATGTGTTCGGTGGAGGTGAATAATGGCAAAGAAAGTAAAACCATCAGAAACAAAGTACCATTGTAGGGATTGCAAGCACTCTTACGACTGGCACGAGAAGGATTATAAAGGTGAGTTCTTCCTTTGTCGGTGTCCTTTCTTCAAATACTCTAAATTCTTAAACAAAGATCACTGTGAACACTTTGAGTTAAAGCGCAATGGCAAAAACTAAATTCGTCAATTCCACGCAGCTACAAAAAGAGCTGTTTAAACGTACAGAAGGGTACGCAGCTAATGTACGTGCGATTTATCAAAACTACTTACTCCAGATTATTAACCTGGTAAAAGGTACGGAGTTGGAAGAAGGTAAACCGTTCTCTTTCTCCGAATATGGCTATAGTGATGAGGCTACAGCCATATTTAGAGAAATGTACAGCCGTTTGTATCAAGAAATAAGGAATGACGTGCAAAATGAATGGTTGCTTTCCAACCAACATAACGATGAGCTGGTAAAAAGTGTGTTCGGTGAAAACTCTATCAATGATAACCACTTTGCCCGATTCTTTAAGCGCAATATGGAGGCTATGGACGCTTTCTTTGCTCGGAAAACTGGAGAAGATGGGCTAAGCCTATCGCAAAAGGTATGGAGGTACACAGGACAATTTAAAGAAGAGCTTGAAAACTGCTTGGATTTGGCTATAGGAGAGGGTACAGGAGCCAACAAGTTAGCTTCCAAAATACAGACCTACCTACAAGATCCTGATCGCTTTTACAGAAGATTCAGAATAAAGGTCGGTGAGGATGAAAACGGAAATACTGTGTATGGTCGTGTATGGAAACGTAGGGTATATGACAAAGAAACCGAAAGTTATAAATGGGTAGATGATAACCCAAAGAAATATCATCCTGGACGTGGTGTATATAGATCTTCATACCGTAATGCCCAACGTTTGGCACGTACAGAAACCAATATAGCCTACAGAACTGCTGATTTTGAACGATGGGGGCAATTAGATTTTATAATTGGCTATGAAATCAAGCTGTCAAACAACCACCCGTGCCATGATATTTGCGATGAGCTTGCTGGCAAATATCCCAAAACGTTTAAATGGACTGGTTGGCATCCGAATTGTCGGTGCTACATGATCCCTATTTTAGCTGGTGAAGATGATATAGAGGATATGCTTAACAAGATCCTGGCTGGAGAAGATGAAGAAATAAGCAAGAAAGGGCAAATAACGGAGTTTCCAGATGAATTTGTGCAATGGGTAAAGGATAACGAAGATCGCATGAATGAAGCCAAAACAAAAGGCACTCTACCCTATTTCGTCAAGGATAACTATACGGATATAGAAGAAATCTTGCATCCTCTCACACCTGAGCAAAAACACTACAAAGGGCTGGTTGCTCAATATGGGGAAGAAAACGTACAAAAGCTATATGAGGCTTTCGATTCTTTCAAAGCCAAAATCTCTACTGGTGATTTGGAGTACCAAATCAAGAAGCTAAAGTTTGAGGCTAATTGGGTTGAGGAAAAGAATAAATTCCCGACTTCTCCCGAAATGGTGAAAATGCTTAAAAAAGAGCTGGCTATAGTTGAGGCAAAATTTCAATACCAACAAGCCGTAAATGCTGCCAAGCCTATTTTGAACTATAAAAGCAAGAGTAAACCGTTAAACTCGATTCTGGCAGAATTGAATGAGGCTATAGCCAATGAAGCTACTGCAAATGAGATACAAGCCTTGACAGCAAAAGCAACTGCCAAAATACAAGAGATAGAAAAGGCTCGGCTCGCAAAGCTGGTTAAACAAGGTGCAGACGGATCCACTTTGGATCTTTACGCAACAGAAAAAGAAAAGCTGGAAATAGCAAGGCTCCAATCTGAATATGATAAGGCTATGGATCTATACGGCAGTCAGTGGAATAGTGAAGTAAGTGCTTGTTATGTCCGGCTTGCTGATTATAAAAAGGAGTTGGCTTTAAAATATGTGTCAAAACAAGGCAAGCTGGTTAAGCTGAATGGAGAAACTGAGGAATTGGCAAAAAAAGCACTGGAAGAGTATATAAATGCGCCAGTTAATCATAGTGCTAATAACGCCATCGGTGGACGCTGGCAGAACTATAGTAGTGAAGCTGGAGCAATGGAGCGTTATAGCAAAAAAACGGGTATATCCGTAGATGAGCTTGCTTTGATAAACCGCTATACATACGGTTCCAAGTGGTGTAATAATTACGGTTATGGTATTGTAGATCCGTACTTTGGCAAAGTACAAGATTATGGGGGATTATGTCAAAAATATTATCCGGCTTGTAATGCTGCCTTAGAAAAAATGCCTCGCTATAATGGTACTGTATTCTCAGGGATCAGCTTTGACGCAATGAAGCTGGATAAGTATATTCAAGAAATGAAAGCGTGTCTATCATCCGGGCAACCCTATGTAAACAAAGCCTTCATGTCCTCTACTACAAATATTGATAGAACTGCTATCTTTGGAGATAACCTAATGCTGGTTATCAAAAGTAAGAAGGGTGTAGATGTAAAAGCCATTTCCCATTATGCAAGTGAAGATGAAATTGTGTTTCGTGCCGGATCCCGTTTTAAGGTGCTGAATGTTTATCAGGAAGAAACACGAAAATATGGCTTTGGAAAAGGCTGGGTAGTTGAGCTGGAAGAGATATAAGAAAGAGCCATTACCAACGCTGGCAATGGCTCTGAACTGCCCTAAAGCAGCTATCATCAGCTCTCAACAGATGAAAACATACAATTTTACTTCAACAAACTAAATAGCTTCAGTATTTTTTTTGCTCGTTTTTCTGATACAGTTTCAGTTATATAGCCATCTGTAGTGTAAAATCTAACCGTCCGAATTTTATTCGTTTTCAACAAAGTATATACTTCATCTGGAATAATATATCTTGTTTTAAGATTAAAATGCTCAATAAAGGTTTTTCCAAGATTTAGACTCCAATATTCAGCAACGGCATCCTCTTCGTTGTTTAATGTAATGATACTATCGTTTTCTAATTTGAGCATTAAATCGGCTCCTTTTTCCATGCTATAAACTTTATCACCGCAATTATAGGTAGTCTTTAAAATTATTGTATTATTAACTTTATGCAAAGCGCAAGTAAAACCATCACTAAAGCTAATGTAATTTGTTTCAGTTATTCGATTACCTGTAAACTCATCTATTTCGTCTTTGACAATTTTTTGAGCATGAATAGAGTTACAAGTTATAAGACACATTAAAAATAAGAATAAATTTTTCATATCGTGCAATTTAGAGGTTAATAACCTATTAAAATTGGCTACCCATAAACCCACAAAAAAACGTGGGCTTACTCTGCACGATCAAGAGGGACGACCAAGTACCCAACAGCCCATACAAGAGTAATGCCCACGCCATAGCGCAGGCATTAGCACATTGTTTCTGAGGGCTGTTTGAAATTTTGGTCGTTTTCTTGATCCTCGCAACAATAGCCAATGCTATATTAGTTCATATTTTATTTCTAACTGCAAATATAGTGCTATTTAGGCTCAGTTGTAATTCTTGGGGGATTAATATTTGTTAATTTCCCTTTATGCATACACCTTTGCTAATCTATACAGAAAGAACCTCTTATCTACTACTCCACGAAATGAAGCCCTAAATGCTTTAATTTTTGCATTAAAAGCTTCCGCAGCAGCATTTGTGCTTCTGTTCACAAAGTAGTTTAATATCCGTTCGTAATGATTCTCAATGGAATTGGCAACAGTAGTGAATGTATCATAACCAAACTCCTCAATTTCATTATACCAAAGTGCCAGTTTGGCACGAGCCACATCTTTATCTGTATAGTCTGAAAATATCTTCCCTAATCGTAGTGCGTAATAGTACACGGATTTTATATCCGGGAATTGTTCAAAGAGTATTTTGGCTCTTACCTTCTGGCTTTGCAGCCACTTGTCCGGAGCCTTAAACAGCAGGTACCGGCTTCTGGCCAACAACTGTCTGAGTGTATCTCCATTGCTAAACACTTTAGGTTCATAACTTTCCCCCTTGGCTTTAGCTTCCTTGATTTTCCTGTTCTCATCCTTCATTACTTGCCAGCGATAAGCGATCCGAAGGTCTTGTACAGCTTCATAAACCAACTTTGAGACATGGAAACGATCCACTACCTGCATAGCCCCGGGAAAACAACGTTTTGCTATTTTCTGCATACTGCCGGCCATATCAAGTGTAATTTCCTTTACTTGGTTGCGCTTATCGGCATCTATTTTGAGAAGCACATTGATAACATCCTCTGCTTTAGTTCCCTTTACAATAGCTACAATGGTGCCTTTTCGACCATGCTTATCCCGATTGGTAAGGATTGTATATAGTTCGCCTTTGCTTAAAGCCGTTTCATCAATACATAAATGATAACCTATATTTTTAGGATAAAGAATAAAGTCTTCAGCATGTTCCTTCTGATTCCAATTATTGAAATCACTTAAATGTTCTTTGTATTGAGTCTGGAGTTGCTTGCCATCCATACAGTAATGTTCTGCTACACTTTGGCAACTAACCGCATGATTGTCTAAGTAACGCTTTTAAAAAAGCTCCGAACTCAGCTGTTATGCGAGTACCGGAGGCTACTAAGTTCCAATCACGACTATAAGTTTGTCCTGTTTCCGGGTCTTCCCAACGACGCCGCTTGATGCGTAGATATACAGCCTTGCCGCGAACAGGAAAGTCTTGCACTTCTATTTCCGGGAAGAAACCTTTGGAATGTAGATGTAAATGGGAATGCTCTTGAGGAATGGAAGGCTTTTCCTCAAGAAAAAAAATGAAGCAAGTCTCTTGAGAGACATGGTTAACCAGGTCAAAATAGTCAAGCAGGCCTGCAGGAAAGAACAAGCTCAACATCTCCAGTGGAGTGGCAGGGGGTTGAAGGTTCTGTTTCATGCCACAAAGATAGTGTTTTTAACTAATTCCCCCAAGTTTTCAAACTGAGCCGCTATTTATGAGAAAATTAAGTAAACTTCCAATTTTAGGGTATCCCCTTTTAGACGGGTGCCAGCAGGCACCCGTCTAAAAAAGAGTCCACAAATTTAACGATTATTATTTGCATATTGTCATGGGAAGAAGGTTTTCGTAATCCGTTCTTCCCTTTTTTAATTCTCTGAGCAGCTTGCAGAAGTAATCCCTGAAGGATACTCCTGCCTGTTTGCAGGTTTCTATAAAGGTATTATAGATTGCTGAGTTCTGTATTCCTTTCACGCTTCCGAAGAACAGGCTGTTCTTTCGTTGGACAGTGATTGGCCTTATCGCCCTTTCTGCCGCCATATTGTCTATGGAGTATTCTCCGTCATTTCTGTAGGCGAAGATCTGATTCCAGAAGTTCTTCAGATAGTTAAGGGCCTTGCTCATAAGTTCGCTTCGGCTCTCATCCGGATTTGCCAGCAGGTCATAAAGCTCCGTCCTTAAATTCACGATGATTTCCGTCGTTTCTTTACCGTTCCTTCTGCTATAAATCTCGTCTGCGGTAAGTTTTTCCCGACGGTAAGTCTCTTCCATGCCGTATAGCTTTGCTATCAGCTCAAGGAAGATTCTTGCCTGCAGACTTCCTTGGTCGTAGGCGTACTTGAACTTGGCTCTTGCATGAGCCAGACAGCAGAGATGCTCTATATCCATAAGTTCATTGTCTAGATACATATATACGTTGTAACCGTCACTCTGCAGTGATTTGATTTTTGCATCACCAAGAAACTCCTTCAACACGTTTCTGTTCCTGCCTCCATGTTTCTGTACACCGTCATCGTCCGTTGTGTCCTCATAAAAGAAGATGACTATACGGGCTTTCCGGTTTACCAGACACCACATATACGTCTTACGTTTCTTATTGCAAGCGTGGTAACGAAGCCATGTCTCGTCCACATTCACATTGGCACTTTCCTGAAGGGCAATCTTTTTGAGGGAAGGTATCAGCTTACTGAGCTGTATCGCACCCTTGTCTGCCCAGTTCAGCAGGTTCTGAACAGAAGTGTTCCAGTCCATATCCGACAGGCGGTTCTTTGCCTCCCTGTATGCAGGCGTTGACATCTGGTAGCGGTTGAACATAAGATACGAGAGCATGTTTGCCGTAATGCTTGTACCCGGTACTATCTCGTCATAAAGACTTGCCTGTACGTCATCCTTCATAGGAAGGAACATGCTTTCAATCCTGCCGTCGGCATGTTTTACCTTGAGAACTTCAAAGTGATGTTCCTCAATGTGGCTCACGATATCTCTTATTTTACGGTAGCTTAATGATATCACTACAGAACCCTTAGGGAGCATTGTATAATCGGACTTGTGTATTATCGGAGTGCCTACACAATCCTTGTTGTATCTCATTCCTTTTCTATACGGTCTTTCCTTGGAAAGAGGAGCGACCGGAGTATCCTGAGTGTCGCATGATGCGGCAGAGTCTGCCAGTGGAACTTCTGTTGTCGGAGCAGTGGGAGTTCCGTCAAAATCATCCTTGTCATCATGCTTTCCCTTCAGAACTTTCTTGCGTTCTATACCCTTCAGACTTTTGGATGAAGCGTATGTTTGAGCGTTCATAAGGGAAAGACGTTCGACAAGGGCGTTATGCTTCTTCTCAAGCTTTTTGTATTCCTTGTCGCGGAGCTTGTATTCAATAGCAGCCTTCTCAGCCTTGCTGTTTGCCTTAAGCAGGGCATCTGTTAGGGAATCAATCTTACGGTTGGCTTCCTTCAGGTCTTTTCCTATTTCATCAAGTCGTGCTATCATTTCATCAAGCTGCTTACTCTTGTTCTGATTCTCCTCAAACAGGAACAGGGCGAACCTCTTTATCTGCTCATTATCCATACCTTCAAGGGGTGTATGCTCCTTTTCGGGTCTGTCCATCATCTCTTCAAGATGCTTGCGTCTGAGTGTATTTTCTATGAGTTCTTCCAGTTCCATGTTCTCTAATATTTTATGTAAAGATACTCTTTTTCAATGAGATACACAAATATTTAGAAAACTTTTATCGCTGATTTTCAGAGTTTTATCATTAAATCTTTATGCTCGTTATTACCGGAGTTTCAAGTATCGTGACCAGGTCTTTCCAGTCTATCTTATACACTGTCACATCGTCCTTACGCTCTATTTTCATGAACCTGTAGCCCTTTATGAAGGACTTCTCATGAAGGTAGTAGGCATTGCGCTCATAGTGTATCATACGAACCTTGCGCTGGTCTTTAGACATGAACATGTAAACATCACCATTCAATGGATCACGGTGGTATCGACCGCGGATTATCTCACATATACGCTGAGCCTTGCATCTCATATCATGAAGCTCAGGAAGGTAGTAGAAGTTATGCAGTCCGTTGATGCTCAGCATAAGCTCTCCAGTTTCTCTACCAATGTTTTCAGCCCCTGATAGTCTAAGCCTTTCTTCTGAATGCACAAGCCCTCACGGGTTCTTATTGTCACCATGATGTTTCCTTTATGGGGAGTTGTAGGCTTGGGATTCCCCTTAGTAACATCCTTATGTGTATTGCCGATTTGGACCAGCTCTTCCGGAATACCTTCAACTTCTACAGGTACAACCTTCTTCTGTGTCTTCTTGAACCAGTCATAGAATGCCGTGTATGGAATATTGTTGCTAATGCAGAATGAGTTGATGGAAACTCCTTTGGGTTCACCCTCAGTTTTGTAGAGGAACCACAGTCTTTCAAAATCTTTTTCGCTAAACATAATCTTTTGAGTTTTAAGTTTAGCACGAAGGTATGGGAAAGAAACATGCTAGTCAATACGCCAATTTTGGATGGTTACTGCTCAGGTACTTAAAAAAAATATTTTATAATAGTGTTGCGGAATTAAGGAAATAGTCTAATTTGTAATTAGAATGAAATTTTTCAATAATGAATGATAATCATATATTATTTTATAGATGTCATTAAGGTTATATCTAACTATAATAGCAAGGATATATTCTTGTGAATTAAAGTGAATAATAAAATTAATACATGATTATCATACATTTTTGCAAAAATTCGGATGTGATTGATAATTAAGCTATTAAAATTCGAAAAAGTTTGAATATCAAAGAAATTGAATATCTTTGCACTGTCAAAATAAAATATTATTTATCGCCTGAAGAGGTATTTAAATACCTCTTATTTTGTACTTTAAAGTACAAAATTTCTACTGTTTCTAATACAAATTAATGATATTTTATTTTGAGATTTTGTAGCCAAGATTTTTCGATTACGTTGTCTGTATCGGGACTGACGAACTTTTGTGTGGGGTAATAAATGTTTTAATTATATGAAAATCAATTATTTACTCGAGAGAAATATATCAATCGTTGGGTTATTCTCCTGATTGATCTGTTTCTTTCTGTTTTTTCGACCATCACTTCCTTGGCTTTAATCAGCTACATTTTAGATTGCGACTACTCCAACCAAGTTGTATTCAGAGTCTTTTTAGCTTCGGCGTTTTGTAGCATCGTCAGTTTTTTTGTTTGTCAGACCTATAAAGGAATTATCCGTCACTCTGCTTTTACCGAGACGGGGCGTATCGCTATGGCCTCCTCCCTGAAAGTGGCGATCGTTCTGCCTGTCCTTTTCCTGCTGACTGAAACCTTTTCTTTCCGTAGCTTCCTGCTAGGAAGTGTGATCGATTTCTTTCTCACCTTCTTTATCTTGACGATTTTCCGTGTCTTCCTGATCACGGGCTATACTTTTATGATAAGTAGCATGACTTCCCGTAGTAAAGATAAACTGTTGGTTTTCGGGCATGAAAAATCTTCTCCGGCATTCTTGAACGACTCGTTTTTACGTGAAAACTCATCCTATCAGGTCGAAGGTTTTCTCCGTTTCGGACCGAGAATCTCCATGCGTATAGGAATCTATAAAGTCTATTTTGTATCCGACCAGGCAGAATTCAACCGCTTGGTGAACCGCTATAACATCAAGGCCATTCTTTTTACCGATTATAAAGTCGTAAAAGAGGAAAGCGAACGTCTGGTCCGTTTTTGCGAGAAAAAGAAGATCCGTATGCTGTTGTTGCCCTCCATCGACGAACTCCAGGGAGGTAAAATACAATTGCGTGCCCTTCCCGAAGTCCGCATCGAAGACCTGTTAGGACGCGAAGAGATCCGTATCAACATGGAGGAGATCGCAGGTTCCCTGAAAGGCAAAGTCGTTTTGGTCACCGGAGCCGCCGGTTCCATCGGTAGCGAACTCTGTCGGCAACTCTGCCATTTCGGGCTGAAGCAATTGGTCCTGTTCGACAGTGCCGAAACCCCGATGCACAACATCCGGCTGGAGTTGGAAGAAAAGTTCCCCGATGTCGAGTTTACCCCGGTCATGGGAGACATCCGCATGATCCACCGTGTCGAAAGCATCTACCAGCGTTTCCGTCCCCATATCGTGTTCCATGCCGCCGCCTACAAGCATGTGCCCCTGATGGAAGAGAATCCCTGCGAAGCCGTCCATACGAATGTTTATGGTACGCGTAACGTAGCTGATATGGCAGTCAAGTACGACGTAGATAAGTTCATCATGGTCTCGACCGATAAAGCCGTCAACCCGACCAACGTCATGGGAGCTTCCAAACGTTTGGCAGAGATGTATGTGCAAAGCCTGAGCATCGCTATCAGCAAAGGTCGGCAATCCGGTAAAACCCGCTTTATCACCACCCGTTTCGGAAACGTGTTAGGCAGCAACGGTTCCGTCATTCCCCGTTTCCGCGAACAGTTGGCAAAGGGAGGCCCTCTGACCGTCACCCATCCCGACATCATTCGCTACTTCATGACGATCCCCGAAGCCTGCCGCTTGGTTTTGGAAGCCGCCTTTATGGGCAAAGGAAACGAAATCTTCGTCTTCGATATGGGAACCCCTGTGAAGATCGCCGATCTGGCACGCCGCATGATCGAACTGGCAGGCCTTATCCCCGGCGAGGATATCGAGATCAAATATACCGGCCTCCGTCCGGGCGAAAAGCTCTACGAAGAATTGTTGGCAACGAAAGAAAATACATTACCAACGGAAAACGAAAAGATCTACCGTGCCCAAGTCCGGGAATACGATTACGAAGACATCTGTACGCTCATGTCCCCCTTGATCGACCTCGCGATCAAAGTAGACAAAATGGGAACCGTCCGAATGATGAAAGGAATCGTGCCTGAGTTCAAGAGCAAGAATTCGGTATATGAGGCGTTGGACAAGGCTGAATAATACCCTGCTAGTGTATCTATTGTATTAAAGGTGTTCATATTGGAAAATTATTGATAAGGAAGTTAATGGACAGCAAAGATGGAATTTATATTGGAGATGATGTTTGGATCGCTGTTCAATGTTGCGTATTGAAAGGTGCAAAAATAAATTCTCATACAGTTATGGGAGATAAATCTTTGGTAAATAAAGAAATCTCTCAATCCGAGGTTACTTTTGGTTCTCCTGCAAAAGTTGTATCGTATCGTAAATAA